TTTTGCGCATCGTCGATAGCTGCGTTGCTCTTCGCCATCATTCCGCGCCAGGTATCCAGATCATCGCCAGCGCGATCTGGTTCAGTCAGCGCAGGCCCATTGACCAGCTTATCCAGGCGCTGCGCATTATCGAGCAGCACAGCGGGAGACGTGCTCCCCAGCTCCGGGTTAAAGGTCATGTTTTTTGCTCCAAAAAAGGCGTTCGCGCAAACGAGGGTTTGAGCGAAAAGAGTTAATTAGGGGTTGTTATGGGGTATTAAGCGACATCGCCGGGGTATGTGGCGTCGTCGTACTGGTAGAACGATTCGAGGTATTCTTTAGCGGTGACCTGACAGGTTCCGTCAGACTGCGGGGCGATCTCCTCTACAATGGCGTCGTAGACATGGCGCGTTGAGCCGCAGAACACCAGGCGGATCGGCTCAATGGTTGCCGACGACAGGTCAACCTTCATCGGATCATCAAACTCACTCAGGTGCGGGACTGACAGCTGAAAATCACCCACCCTACTTGCCACCATCAGCCCGGATGCAGAGCCATCCTGATAGCGGATCAGCGCTCGGGGGTTTTCGAAAGACCAGTCCAGCGGCTCCGTAACGGTGAACGTTGTCACGCCACCAGCCGTTGTCATCGCCTCCACCAGACAGGAGATCGTGTTGTTACCCGGAATATCATCCGTGAGCACAATGCGATCGCCCGTGTTGTAGCACAGCGCGTCCAGCTCGGTAGTGGTCTGGAACGTCACCCGCTGCTGCAGGTATTTCATCAGGCGACGCATGCCGATCTGGTAGGCGTGATCCTGATTCAGTACCCCATCGAGTTTGTAGTTCTCGATTTTCACCGGCGTGGGATTGTCTGGCGTCCGGCATTTAACGGTCTCCTCTGCCCAGGTAGTCACGTTGATGTACGTCACGTCGACGCCATCAAAATCATCGTCGGACGGCACCGTAAATCCGCTCTGCAGCTCTTCCACCATCTCATGCGGAGTAATGATCCCCGTCCAGGGCTTAATCCCCTCACGGTTGACCGTCGCCAGGCCATCACTCAGCAGAAAACGTGACTTCCCGGCATTGGCTATCTTCTGCAGCATTTCCAGCGCTGAGATACTGTCGCCCGTGGCGAAATCGAAATACTCGCCCCGTGGCGTCCAGTACGCGGACTCCAGCGCGTTGATGGTGTCGGCATCCATCTCCAGCCCCAGCGAGTTCCCGACATGCAGCAGCGCCCCAGAAATGGTTCTGGCCGTTCCTGAGTCATAGGCCCGCGTGGCCACAACGTTTACGCGGCGGTCCGACTGCGCCGCCAATTTGCCCCCCGTCTCAACGCTCACCGCCATCAGCGACACGCCGGGATAGGATGAAGGGCGCGTCAGCAGTCGCCCGCGCAGTGCCTGCCAGTACATCGAATCCCTGGCGTTGTTTGAGCCCTGCTCATTGCGCCGACGGCAGCGAACCTCTACCAGCCCTGGTGAGCTGAGGGTGATCCGCTCAGTGAAACCTAACCCATTGACGTTTTTCAGCGCATACTCGCCCTGGTGACTCACCCACCCCGATCCGGAACCGTAGACGCGATACTGTATCTCCCACTCAACGTGGCGGATCCGTTTTTTGCCCTTACTGTCAAAGCCACAGATGCCGTTCGGGAAGGAGAAATTCACCTCGAACGCATCCACTACTTCATTTTCAGGGCATACGAGGAACGGCCCCAGCCAGCTCAGCGTGTCGTTAAGGCCAGTGGCCTCATAGTCAATCATCGTCCTGGCGGTGAAACCCGGCCATGACTCATCAACGGCACCGTTAACCAGGCGCGCCACCGTCGCCGTCGTGCCGTCGGCAGAGACAATGCGGTACTCATCCCCGCGGTGAGCAAGTGAAAGCCGTTGCACCCCCTCCGGCATGCCGGAAAAGGCCGTTCCCGTGGCAGAGTTATAGGCGAGTGTCACATTCGCCGTTACCGCCGGGCTGCCGCCGGTTGATGCCGTGCCGGAGGTGTAAACCGGGGCATCACCGAAAACAGCTGCAGGCAGCGAAGAGGACGTGATCTCCCCACCCGCGAACGGGCTGGCCGACTCGGTTATCAGTACGGTGCCGCCGTTGTCCTGCGCAACCAGGCCGGAGCCAGTGAGTCCCTCGGTAATGGCCGCCAGCAGTCCCGACATCGAGACGTAGTTAGCCACCAGCGACACCGGGTAGGTAACCCCCTGCCAGGTGATCGTGAACGTGCTGGAGCTGGTCGAAAAGTCGTAGGTGGTCGGGGCCGCACTGGCCTGGAGTTTTGCCGCACTCCCCCCGGCGCCGGGCACTGCAGCCTGACCGGGGGTATATGACGCGATAAACAGATCGTAATCGACTGAGTTAAACCCCAGGGTTACCGGCATACCTACTACCGGCGCGATCTCCGTCAGCAGCGGGCTGGCGATAACGCTGTATCCAGCCGCCGAAGTGATCTGGTAGTTAGCCGGGGCTTTCAGTTCGACCACGGCGCCAGCGACCCAGCTGGGCGGTAGCGCGTTTTCGTTCTCGTCGTCGTCATCGCCGTCATCCGTGTCCAGCCCGGTAAACGTTACGCTCGAACCGGATACGGTCATGCTGTCTGCGATAATGTCATCTGCGTCCGGCGACGTCTGGGCCATATCCAGCCCGGTGCCGGATGATGTCCCTCCGACCTCCGTACTGTTGACCCAGTTTTCACTGCGCTCATCACCGGAAACGTCCGCGCCTGGTGGAAAATAGGTGATGTTGAAACCCGGCAGCGTCGATGCAGGAGTGCTGCCTACCCGGATATCGCCAGTGGTATAAATCAGTTCACCGACACCGAGACACAGCAGCATCTGGACGCGCATTTTCGTAGGATCGGCGGCATCGAACCTGGTAACGGGCTGGACCACATAATCCGGGTAGATACGCACCCGGCCAAACACCTCACGAATGGCATCACCGAGTTTTGCGGTGTTGGCCCGCGCTGGGTTCAGGTCGAGACTGCGCCCTGTGGATGAGGTATAGCCGCCCGTATCGATGGTGCTCATCATAAAAAGCGAATAGGCTGCAGCGGCAACGGAGATACCGACGCCGATCCACGCGATTGTGGCGGCCTCCAGCCCGAAGGGAACCGGATAAAGCCTGACATCACTATCAGGGCGAATCACACACTTAGCCCACTCGCCTGGCGGAATTAACAGCCCCTCAACCTCAACGGTCAGCGGTGGGACATCCCGATCCTCGTAGCCTTCAACATTTGCCACCAGCCAGCTGCGAATACTGGTTACACCATGCTCATGCGTTTCGAGTGGTTCACCGGGAAGCCGGGACGGGTAAAAACGAATGGTCATTGCCAGAACTCCACTTTGACAAATCGCCGCTTAAACCGCGGCAACGGCAGAAAGGTGACGTTCGTACCCGGGTTGCATTCCGCCACATGCAACAGACCACCGATACTGACCACGATCCCTACGTGGGTGACGGTCGACCCGGAATAACAGGCCACCCCGGCCCCTTCGCAGGGTTCGCAGCGCTCAAGGGTAAGCATCATCCTGCGCGCTTCCCGGTCGAGGCCGCCGTCGTCTTTGGTGACCCCTGCAAAATCGGGCCAGACGGGTAAATTCAGGTCGCGGCGTATCTCGTTCACAATGCCGAAACAGTCGAGTTGCGGGTATACGCGCCCGCCCTTCAGCCAGGTGACTGAACGGTATTTATCAGGGTTAAACATTGGGATTCCTTAGCTGATATAACGCAGTCCGGGGAATACAGGGAGCGTGTAGCGGTATCGCGGCCAGGCGGTATCGAGGATATTCATGTAGCCCGCAGTGATCTGCACCTCTGTCGCCGTCCAGTAACCAGACTTGATTTTCAGCGTATACGGCACTTCCGCAGGGGCCGCTAAATCCGTGGAGATATAACGCCGGTACGTCAGCGATGCAGGCAATCTGTTAGCCAGGGCATTGCGGATCGCCGTGGACACAACACCATCGATATTGCACAGGGCAAATTTCAAATCTTGCGTACCGTCCGCATTGCGCGCCGGCAGCGCAATGTCTATCGCACAGGCGGTAAACGTTACGGTATCGCCGTTCTCCGTCGTTGCCGTAATACCCTCGTAGCCCTGGCACAGATAATGGACGTCAGAACCAATGGTGATCTGCAGCGTCTCAATGATCACCTCCGGCCCGCTGCTGGCGTAGAGGCGTTTAATCTGAGTCATGCTTCGGCCACTCCTTATTCAGCGCAATATCCAGCAGTGAGCTGCCGACGATCCATTCCGGGTAATTACCCCATGGGGCAGGAGCAAGGGGGCGTTCCCATAATTCAAGCGTCGCTGTGTACTTCCAGTAAATCGGGGCCACCAGTACCGGTCCCTGATAAATATCTGTAAAGCGGCATTTGTAAAACTTAATGCCTGCCGGCGTCTGCAGCTTCATCATGAACCATGCAGCCCCGTCAGATAACGCATCACGGAACCAGGACTCAAACGCCAGGCCCTGCGCATCGGTTTCCATAAACCAGGTGATGCTGGCCTGCGTCGGCGTGGACGTAAAAGCTCGCCTTTGCCTCGCGCGACCGGTGGTTAACTGGGTTCGTTTTAACGGGCTTACAGGCTGAAATCCGTATCCTTCCTGTAATGGCATAGGGAGGCTGTCATGTGGGTAGTAGATATCAGTCATGCAGTCTCCCGGTAAAGTATCTCGAATAAAATTTCACCATTAACCTCAGGAGGGTATTCATTTCAGAATAAAGCACTATGGAATCGAAGAAATCTCTGATTTTTTGGTTAAAATTAACGAAGATAAAAATCTTATTAAATCGAAACAAACACACAAGGCGATATATTTATCAACTCACCTCAAGAGCTAAAAGAAATCAAAAAAAACAGCATTATCAATATATTAATTTTATTGACTTTAACATGAGCTTACATTGTTTCGGCACAGCCCCATATCAAAATAAAAAATGGCGATGCGCCGACAGGCAATATACGTCAATGTCACTGCTTGTTTAAAAGCAACTCCTGAAGAAGAAGCGCAATAGAAACAAAGATCAAAACCCCACAAAAAACAATTTTTGCAAAATCATAGTTAAACACGGTTGTAAGCGTATCATTATTATATAAGTGATTATGCCTATAGGAATAAGTTGTGTAGATATCATCGCATATTTCAAGAATTCCACCGACTATCAAAACAAGCCAAAGAAATGAAAACTTCACTCGGACCTCCTTACGTTTACGTCTCCTATTGAAGATAAGCCCGCCAATAAAAAGAGGAATCATAAAAGCTATAAAGTCTTTAAATGTAAATGTTAACAACGCTTCCATTAATAAGATCCTTGTGTTTTCTTGCACCTACTCAGATTGTTAGACTTACCTACCTAATCAAGTCTCAGCTAATGCAGTTTAGCTTACCTAGGACCGTGTCGTGTATAGTTTCCTTTTAGAGCGTTGCCAAAAGCCCCTTGTGGCATGGTAACCTCCTTTGTGAGTTCACCTTTTAACTGCCTGGAAAGCAGTCGATTATTCTGATTGAGTGTAGCGCTCAACTGCTCCGGAGTAATACCCTGGAGATGAAACTCCTGATTAATCGGCGCGTGTACAGTTGTTTGCCTACGGTTATCGCTGTTAACGTTCTGAACACCAGTACCAAACCCTGTACGCCCCAGAGTTGCATCAAGCGGTTGGCCATTTCGAAGTGCCTCAAGCTGAGACACGCCGATCCGGTTCGTTGAAGCCTGGTCGAAGACGTACTCACCTTTGTGAACAATACCCGCGGGCTGATACTTACCACCGGGGCCGGTGTAACCGCCGGAGGCGAAGCCAACTCCTGAAACAGCCTGGATATTTGAGACGATACTGGCAGTCTGCGCAGCGATTGAGGCCATAGCGATGATGTTGGCCGGATAAGGCGCGCTTACTGCACCGCTTGCTATAGCCTGCTGGATTTTCACCATCGAGTCCGCGATAGCGAATGCCTTGCTCGCAGCAAAAGCAACCTTGTAGATTGCCGATTGCTCACCAAACCCCGTTCGCATGATTTCGGCGGTACTATTAAACAAGGACTGCGTGGCCGCAGATATGATGGTGTTTTTCTGAGCCTCTATGACCTGATTTGCATCCGCCGCACGTTGACGAATAGAGGTCATTCTGGCCTCACCCTCGGCAGTTATTTCACCGGCCTTCGCATAAGCTTCCTCCTGAGCTGCCAGCCAGCGCTGGAGCTCTTGCTGAGCCTGGTCATATTCGTTGATTTGCCCCTGCATCCCCTCAAAAGTTCCTGAGAGTCGCCCTCCTGTGGGTGTCAGGTTTCCTACAACATTACGAACCGTCGAGGGCAGTTGCATATCGGTGTTTTGATAAATATCTGCCCGCGTTTTTTCATATTCACCGGGTTTTAGTTGCCCGGTTGCTTTGGCCTTCTCCAGCAGTTCAAGACGGGTTTTAAGCAGATCGTTGGTCCGCGCATCCTTCGTCTTTACCTGTTCCTGCATCTTCCGATAATCGTCCAGGGTTTTTACGGAATTTTGCAGTGCCTCCTGCTGCTTATACGCCTGGAGGATTTCATCTGAACGGGAAAGGATCGACTTCTGGTCAGCGGTGAGCTGCGTTTTAGATTTGAGGTCAGCAATCTGCTGCTCGAACTTGATCCGAGCCTGTGTCGCGCTATTAAGCTTGTCACTGGCATCCAGCTGGGACTGCATGGCAGCAGTCTGCTGGTTTATCTGATCAAGCAGCCGGGTTGCTGCGTCCTCTGTATAGGCTTTACCCTTTGGCGTCTTGGGTGATTTCGGGTCTTTGTATATCTCGTTAATACGTGTGACGTTTTTGGCGTATTGCTCAGCAGTAATTGCTCCGGACTTCAGGAAGTCAATCTGCTGTTTAAGCTTCTGGTTACGTATGTCAGCATTCGACAGGAGCTGCTGGTTAACACTGTCCGCTTCCTGCTGAGTTTTAATTCTTTTTTGCTCGGCTTTGTCATGACTGCTGATTACTTCAGTTAAAACGCCTTCTGTTGTGATTTGAGATTGCAGATTATTTAGCTCATCTTCGAGCTCAGCCTTTCTTCCACCAAAAAATAGCTTCCCGCCTGCAGCCTTATCTATCCAATCTATTTCCTTACGAATTTGAGAGATCCGCTCGGTACCGGTTTGCTCGCGACCAATATCAAGCATGGCATCCCATGCTCCTTTAGCCGTTTTAGCAAGCGAGTCCCAAGCACGTTCAAGAATCCCCAAATTCTGATGAATATCGTTCGCACGCTGCTGCATGGCATTGGCGTAAGCATCAGTAGCCACCCGTGCAGCATCCTGCTGATTACCTTCATCCTGCAGTGCTTTAATCTGGTTGTAGGTTGCCAGTGTCAGAAAGTGGTACTGATCGTTAAGTTTGGTAATGGCCGCAACCGGGTCAGCAGCAATGTCGTTGAAATCACCCACCAGCTTTTCAGTGGCGATGCCTGTGGCTTCACTGATTTCAACCACGGCAGTTGTTACTCGTTCCAATGACTCTGCAGCCACTTTCCCGGATGAAACTATCTGGTTAAGTGTGGCTGCGGTCACGCCAGTAGTTGAGTTGGCAACTACTGAAACCCGAGCGGCAATATCTGCTAGTTGCCCGGTGGTTTTACCAACCAGATTACCGCTAAGGGTCAATGACTTATAGAACTCGTCCTGCTCCTGAGAGCCTTTGTAATAGGCCAGCCCAAGAACACCGACAGCCGCGGCAGCCAGAGTGACAGGATTAATCAACCCCAGCACATACCCGCCAACACCTTTAATCGCGGGGCCAATACCGCCGAACATATCTTTCAACTGCCCGCCCTGCTGCATAAGCACCATAAACGGCGACTGCCCCGTAGATAAGCCGACGATAATGTCAGTCATCTGCGCCGGGATCATGCGCATGGCAAAGGCAGTCTGTGCGGCAGATTGTCCGGTTTTGCCAAGGTCGTCGCGAAATCCGGTTAGCCTGTTTCGTGTTTCCTCGATTTTCTTTGAATAAAGATCAAATGTATCGGTATCTAGCATCCCCTTTGATTTGAATTTCGCAAGATCTTGCTGTTGTTTATCCAGTTTATTCAGAGCTGCGTTTACCGGGTCAATTCGATCTAAGAGTTCAGAAAGAGACTGTTTTTCTTCATCAGTAGCCTTTGTCACTTTCCCTGCACTGGTGGCAGCACGTTCGCCTGCCTGCGTCATTTTTACCAGTGCAGTTGCGAGATTGTCAGCCTGCTTCTCTGCCCCGGAGCTATCAATCACAATGGCCAGGCGGGAGGTTTGTTCTGTCATTTAGCTATCTCCGGGAAATAAAAAACCCCGCCGCAGCGAGGTTTTTTTACGAATACAATATCTTGATAGTTATTTTATCGAAACGGGTTCACTGGTAATACTCAGGTCTGTTCAATATCACTTCCACAGTGTTTACATTTAATGGCCTCTTTGCGGATAGGCTCGGCGCAGAAAGGACATTTTTTATACTCACCAGACTCACCATTAAGCACTGCTCGGCGTTCAGATGTAGACGATGATAAGACAATAAGAAGGCCAAGAATCGGTGCAATAAATGCAGTAAAACCAGCGATAACGCCGTTTCCATTTGTGATGTTTGATGCTAAAACGACCAAGCCGAAGCCTATAGCGCACATACCAATAAGGTAAAGGAACGCAATACCTAACCCATTTCGTTTTGCAGCAATAACTGCTACAACAATAACTGCTAGCCCAAAAAGCATAAAACCTAAAAGCGGTTCCACATCCCCATCTCCATCATTAACATTTGCACACAGATTAGCAGGGATGCGCGTAGGCGGCAAAATCACCTGATCGTTTATCAGGATGTTCGTCTCTTCGTCACTAGGGTACGTTAGAGGCTAAAACTCACATAAAGGTGCTGTTATGGATAAGTTCGACAGGGAATTGCAGCGTGAAATACTCAAAGTATGCATAGAGGCCTATCCAAGGACTGTTGATGAACTTGGCAATGATTATGTATCTGAAATAATCATGTCTGCACCTTTGGATAAACTACTTGCTAACTTGTTTTATCTTTCTGGTCACGGCCTCATAACCTTTCCAAGAATGGGGAGTAACCTAGACGATCAGCTCGCATTTAGCATTCTTGATATGTCTTCTGTAACCTGCAAAGGCATTGACTTCATGCTCAACGACGGCGGTCTCTCCGCAATCCTCAACGTACAGACCATCAAGTTTCATCGTGAAGCAGTAGTCGTCCTCGAAGACCTGATCGCGATTTCGAACATGGACGTTGAGCAGAAGGAAAAAGCCAAGTCGACTCTCGGCGAACTATCGACGGAAGCACTTAAAACGGTAGTGCAGGCTGCTACTAATGCAGGACTCTCCAAGCTGCTAGGTCAATAAAATTGCGTCAGAAAACAAAAAAACTGCAGGCTGATAGGCTATTTATTCAAAATAACTTGCTGTGAGCATATGACTTCTATGACGTTAACCGAATGATTTACACACAACTCTCTGGCGTCATACTCGCGAGACCAGTGACAAAGCCAATTCTCTAAATCGTCAACATCGTATTCTTTACGTGCCAATCCTTCAGCCATTGTTACCAAATCGTCACCAGGAGCTGTTAGTTCGTAACCATTCAGTAAGAGAAAAATGTAACCTGCCATCATGGCGGTTCTCTTGTTAGCATTGGCGAATGGATGATTCTGAATCAGGCTCTCAATAAGAGAGGCAGACAATACGAACATATCATCTGTCTGCCTATACCACCTGATCATACTAGGTCTGGCTTGAGAAGAGCTAAGATTACCTTCACTAAGAACCTCTATAGGCTCATTTGGTGTCTGGGTTTCGATAAGTCTACGGTTTATATAGACTAAATCTTCAACAGAAAGGTAGTTAACACCCTCAACATACTCAGCCATGCCTTAGCCTCATACCTTAGATAGATCTTCCATCGCTTTTTCATAGCGTGAGAAGCCAAAATCAAAGGCATTTTTGACTTGTCCGGTGTGGGAACAGGTTTCGCTGATCGCAGCACGAGGTTTCGCCACCGTGGATTTGTCACGAGGCGGAATGTACAAGCGATCTGCCTTCTTCAATGCGTGACTCATAGTTAGCCCTCATGCACATCTGGCAGTGCAGTATCAAATTGAGGATGTAAAACACATCCAAACGTATTCATGTCTATTGAAGGTTATTTAATACTATTGGTCATTTTTGAGCAATGAGCTAAATCCTGCTTATCCGTCACGTTAGACGTTTTTTGGAGGCGCGTGTTTTCACGATGACAGCACGATCGACGAATTTAGCGATATGCTGCGACGAATATGATTACGATTCTGGCACATGATGCACATACCGCGCGTGCAACCGATTTTTCTAAACGAAGCAGAAATAGCATTTTTTGCACAAAAAAATGTCTCATTGGTTATGTGATTTAACATTTTTTGCTGTAGTATTTTGCGCCCATTAGAACTGGCGCTGCTTTTTTAAACAGTAAATCGGCATTATGAACTCTACAAGAAGTAATAAAAGCACAACTGAGTGGACTCATTTCTTCATGCTATTTTTCTGTTCAGCAGCCCACTCAGCCCTCCAGGCATCATCGAGAGCCAGTATCGCCGCGTCAAACTCAATGCGGTCGATCAGGATGGTGCGCGATGCCAGGTAAAGCTCAATATCGTTTAGGGATAGAGGGAGCGGCACTCCGGCCATGCCGGCATACTTCCTGCCGCGCGATATCATGGCGTAAGCGTTGAGGATCTCCCCAGTGAGCGCATCAATTTCAGGCTCTGGAATGGGTGGGAGATTTAGCTTCTCCCTGCGCCACTTTGCTTTCTCGCCCTGTTCGCCGGCGAATTCCTTTAGCCACTTTTGGGCCTCTATGGCTTTTTTACGGTTTCCTGAGTCTGCTGCTCCTTACCCCGAGCAATGTTCGCCGCCTCAGCCAGAATAAGCCAGTACAGAGAGGGGTTTTGCTTCAGTAACGCAACACCACGCTCCGGTGTATACGCTACGGCCGTCTCCGTACCATCCACCAGCTCCCCCACGCCTTCCCAGTCTTTCAGAAGAAAGCGCGCGCAATTGTCGATGAGAAGATCATCAACCGAGTCAATCTCGCCCACACTGGCGAGATCGAAAGCATCCGTACCGACCTGGTAGCTCGCGTCCATTTTGTCGATATGGCGCCGCACCAGCGCATTGCGTGAGCGGTATTGTGAATTCTCGCTACTGGCCACCAGCAGACGGAGTTTAAACAGCGCTTCGTCTTCCGGCGTGAATTTCTTTTTACTTCCTGCTGGCTTTTTGTAAGGGAAAAACCAGCGTTCTCCGTTCAAATCAATTTGAGAAGAAATAATCAGCATAAAGACTCCCAAAAAAGCCCGATCCGCGATGACTGCAGAACGGGCCAGGTTAATTAAGGCGCGGTAACGGTGATTTCAGACGTTGCGGTAAAGGTGCGGGCCTTACCGGTGATGGTTGCAGTACCGGCTGCGTTACGTGTGACTTTCGCTGTTTTCTGCCCGGTAGAAACCACGCTGGCGATAGTCGGATCCGATGACGTCCACTGGACGGTATCAGTTGAATCAGCTGGCGTAAGCGTGGCGGTTAACCTCACAGTAGATCCCACTGCTCCAGTTGAAGTGGCTGGCGCAACACTGATTGCCGTCGCCGGCACTTTGGGAACGCGCGTAATCGTCGGCGGAGTATTGGCCGCGGTGATATCCAGCTGAACCTGAACAATGTCAGTGCTCCCCGCATCCGGCCAGTCGCCGGAGATCTGCACTTCCGGGAAATCGAAGGTATAGGCGCCTTCAGCATTCTCCAGGGTGAAGCTAAACGGCACCGTTTCGCCGGTGAACGTTTTTTTGTAAACCTCCCAGGCAGCCTTTGACCATGACAGCGTGATTTGACCTGACGGGGTAAAGGTTGTCGGAATGTTTGCGCCGGCGAATGCCGAACCGGTACCAATGCAGCGCTGAGTCTGCATATTGTTGTTGAACTGGATGTTGAAGGTGTCGACGCAGAAACCTGTCCCGCCATCAACACCATTTAGCCGGATGTTCGTGACCTCTTTAAAGGAGTAACGCAGCGCCCCCGCTAAATCCACCGGCGCGGTGAAATAGCTGGTATCGTCCCCCTTCGTCTCCCAGTCCAGCCCTGCAAACGTAATGGTTGCAGTGATATCACCATCGGCCGGGATTTCCATCTGGAAGGTGCCAACCTGGCAACCGCGGGCAATCTGGGCGATCCCCACATCACTGGCAAAAGTCGCCACGGAGAACGTAATGCGACCATTACCCATCGTTAGCACGTTATTCAGCCATTCGGAACCGAAGCAGCTGGCAAGAAAATCATCATGCTGGTTCCAGCGAAACCGCGTGCCGACATCGCCGCCGACATCCACTGTGCCGCGTGAAACACCTTGCGCCATGCGGTCACCAGCGATTTCGTCATTGTCGTTGGTGTTCTGCGTTGGTTTCAGACCAAATGAAGAACGACGCAGCAGGTTCCACGCCCCTGCTGTAGGCGTGATTCCTGGCGTTGTCTCGCGAATAAACGCGGCTACTACTTTTGCACCTGAGCTCACAGGAGCCTCCTGTTTTTTGTGCGCTACAGAGCGCGATAAGGAATTTGAAGATTGAGCTGTAACCAGCCATCGGTCTCACCCGCCGGCACAGCAGAAACAGCGAAATAACTCAGCTTTCCGTCATCCTTAAACTCGAATAGCTCCGTTAGCTGATCGGCCGTTCGGGAGATAAGCAACGTCCCGGAACCGACCGGAACAAAAAGCTGAATGATGAGTAAGCCCGTCCTGTGGACGACTGGCCCATCCCCGATCTCGGTTGCGCCAGCCTGTCCTGCAATGTTGGTGAGGCGGGCCCAGATATCGCGGTTGCTGGGGTCAAATACAGGACCATTGGGATAATCCACCGCATCAGAGGCAATAGCGGTCTGTGCCGCCATTCGGGAAATGACAGCGTTTCTGATTTCTGTAAGGGTCATTTGTAGGCCTGAATAACACCATTAAACGAGACGGCATAGACGCCTGTCGGCGCCTGTGTTGAGTGGCCATTCTCCAGAGGCACGGAGTAAGGCAGGTTCGACTGGATGTAAATCACCGAGTAGGCTGGCGCCTGGTCAATGATATTTTTGCCATTAAGAAACGTCATTGTCCCGCGCGGATCCGGTTCGGTCGGGACGGAATGATTAGGTTCGCCGATGCTGACGAAATGCGATGCCCTGAAGGTTCCTGCGCGATACTCAGCCGGCCGCCTGATATCCATGCTGTCATTAACACGGACTTTCTTTCTGAGACGGCCTGTCTTTGTCAGGTTGGCAGGATCGGCATAAAGAGATTCGTTCCATTCCCCAACAGCTTTGTTGTACTGAACCGCGGTCGCGTTAATGGCCCACAGCTCCGGGTTTCCTACCGGCGACCGCTGAACGATTTCATTCAGCAGCTGAATGGCGATTGTCCGCTGGCGTAGTTTGACATCTTCTGCCACCAGCCCGGCGAATGCCGCCGGGTCAATGTTCCAGCCCTTAGCCATATCACGCCCTCCGCAGTTGAATGGAGTACGCAGCGCCAGCAGAGTCGGCAGAAGCGGTGATGACCTCGTAGCGCTGAAGCTCACCCGTAACCGGATCCGGTGCGGTGATGATATGCCCGACGGCCGGCTTATCAGTCACCTCGTTAACCAGTGCGGTTAGCTTCACATCACCATGCAGAATGTTAACGCCATCGATACGGCGCAGCTTATAGCGCGCCAGTACTCCACGCCCCGAGTAAGTCACCTGCGTTTCAGTGCCGGTTTCCGTCACCGGGTCCCAGGCACCCCGAACGGTATATGACCCAGTGAAATCCTTAACGGCATCCTGCAGGTCGGTATCGAATGCCGCGGCGACTTCGGTTTGCAGCTCGTCACGAATGCCCATTGCACCCACCAATACGCTGCTGAGGTTTAACGATCACTGTACCGTGGAGTTTGCGGGTATAAATTTCGCCATTGCGCTTAACCCGCAGCGGGAGCGGAGCAAACTCTACAACACCCTTTGCCTGGTTTGCGTAAACGACATGTCTGATCGGGTTTCCATTCACAAACACATCGCGGGGACCGAGCCCGTCGCCGGCATAATGCACATATGGATTTTGCATGTTACCCCCTTACCGCCGCTCAATATGAGCATGGATAAAGTCGGTTTTAAGCGACTCCATAGCGCCAACCATCACATAGGGGCGTCCACCGTTATGCCAGCAATCAATCGCGTTACCCTCATCATCAAGCAGTATCACTGCGACACTGTGGCAGCCGCCGTTTTCGGCTCTCTCCAGAGCCTGTTTCAGCAGGCGAATAACCTGGTCGTTATCGAGGTTGTGATGGCTGGGCTTTTGAAATGGGACCACCTTCAAATCGGACATATCACGCCCTCACAAAGAACGTCTGGAAAGGGTTAATCATCCACGGTTTGAGCATATCCAGCGCCAGCTGCAAATCAGGATCGAGTAATTCAGTGCTGGTGGTTGAAAGCTCGGCAAAAGTGCGGGAAACCTTCACATCGTCGGCCTCAACGCTTTTGCTCGTCACCACGCCGGAATCTGTTTTTTGCTGATACAGATTGCCTGCAGCGGCTACGGAAGCGATAAACGCTCCGGCTTGCTTAATTTCTTCAGGAATATGCTCCGGGTCGATATCCTGAAGGTTAAGCGCCGTCATCCAGGTGTTTGCCTGGAGCACGGCTTTACCCTTTTTGTCGGCGGCAGTCCAGGTATCCCCCAGCAACTCGTCAACGTCCTGGATTGTTATATAAACGGTCATCGGATCCTCACCAAAAGAAACGGGGCTTTCGCCCCGTCGGTTAACCACCCGCAGGAGCAGTGAACGCAATCGCTTCAGTTGTTTTCACCACACCGTCAACGGTAGCCGTCACCGTGAAGGAGCCGGCCGTAGGAGAGGTGAGTTTCACCGTCGAGCCACCAGCAGACCCTGTCTGTGACGTCGAAGCACTTAGCGTGCCGCCTGTAGACGTCCACGCCACAGATGCCCCGGAGACTCCTGCACCATTTCTGGTGTACTTGAGCGAAACGGTCACCGCGTCGGTACTGTCAGCAGTTGCGGAAGTTTTATCCACTGACAGGGTTACTCCCCCGCAGGGGCTTCCAGCTTAATCAGTACGCCTGCAGTGGATTTGTTACTGGTGAAATGTTTCTTCCAGTTCGCGCCGGTGCCGATTTTGGTCAGGTCAGGGTTAGCGCCCTTCGTCTCATCCCAGCTGTAACCCAACAGTTCAACGTTGACCGTACCCTCTGCGCGATAGCCAATGGCAAGGTTTTCCTGGTCGTTGATATCGTAGGAACGGAAGCCCGGAGCCTGTGATTCCGTTACGGATACCGCGCCGGCCACCAGCCCCAGAATCGCATCAACTGGCATGGTGTCAGTTACCAGCACCGGTTTACCCAACGTGCCTGGCTGTCCGCCATAAACCACCACGCCAGCTTCTTCGTAAATTTTGTTGTCGATAGCCTGATCAACAATGTCGAAATAGGTCGTGGAATGCATAACGAACAGCGCAACACGGTTAAATTTATCGCCGTATTTACGCAGGCCACGGGTCAGCGTTTTCTTACCATCAGTGGCAATATCCGCGGATACCGTCATGTCAGCATTTGCGCCAATGGCTGCAACAAGACCCTGTAGGGCATACTTGATATAACCTTCAAGCGTTGCATCAGCGACGTCGACGCCGATCACCTCGGAGAATTCGCTAACGTCGCGACCCCGACGTTTAAACGCCTCCTCCGTGGTTTCATACGGGCCGTATTTCCACGGCGCCTTGACGCTGACAGATTCGCCGGCACCGATTTTTTTACCCGTTACCGGGTCGGTGGAGTTAACGTTTCGCGATTCGATAGAACCACCAACTTTATAGAAGGTGCGCTTGCGAAAATCACCCTCGATCAGTTCGTTGTCGAGAATGATTGCGCCGTTTGAAGCGGCGTTGAAGACTTCCAGATTATCCTGGCGACGCTCAAGAAACGCAGTCTGCGCGAGGTCGTCATAGATAATCAGGTCACTGTTTACGGTCGTAGGCATTGATTAGTCCTTACTTAGGCAATTTGAGATAGGCCTGCTGGCCATATTTGCGGATGTAGTCCGCTTTGTCGCTTGAGCTCATTTCTGAACGTTTCAGACTACCGCCACCGCCACCGGGTTTATGACCACCAGCCCCGGAGCCTTCGGCGCGCGGGAACAGGTGCGGGGCCGTCTCTTTCAGAGATTCAGCCCACTCAACCGGGGTGAGCGGAGTTTTTCCGTCTTTACCGAACAGAACATCGCCATTTGCATCAACTGCTACGGCCTCGCCTTCGTCGTTGAGCTGGAATGTGCCTTTAGCACGAAGAATCAGATCGTCGGATGCTTCTGGCAGCGCGCCAGCCTTAAGCGCTGCGCTGCGGATAGCATCACCCAGGACACGATCACGGAATTTGCTGGAGAACGCTTCCGCCTTTTCAGCGCGTTCATTAGCGGCTTTGATTTGCTTATCAACATCAGCACGTAGCCGCTCAGTGCGTTTATCCAGTACCTCGTCAATTTTCCCGGCGGCGATCAGTTGCGCCTCTTCATCATCAGAGAAACGCTGGAGAATAGTTTTCACCGCGTCAGGATCGATACCTTCAAAACGCTTAAGCGACTCAGTGGACTCTTTGAGCTTACCGAGTAACTCACTATTTTTATTTTTCAGGCCTGAAACCTGAGCACTGACCTGCTCATCGATCAGCTTTTGGATTTCCGGCGTAATCTCAGGCGCACCACCACCGGAACCGCCACCTTCACCACCTTCGCTGCCAGCTGCCGAATAATATTTAATGAGCATGTTACGAATAAGCATGTTGTCCCCTTGGGATAGTAACTGTGGGCCTGGCCCAATAAAAAAGGCCGCCCTTAGGCAGCCTGTTGTAAATTTCAGATAATAAAAAAGCCGCGCTAAGGCGACCTCTTCATTTAGCTATTTTCTAGCATGTATTCTTTTGCATCTTTAATGGCTTTATCCATTCTCTGCAAAGAAGACTTTGGCTCTGCAATGCTTCGCACTGTGCAAATCTCTTTAATGAGCCCTCTTGCGATTACCAGCTCTTCATACAGGCTTGCAATAAGGTCTCTTTGTTTTTGTGAATCCATAACAACCTCGTCTCGTTGCTTGTCGGGTTATTGGTTGTAGGTGGTGACGATTCCGCTTTTCGGGAGCGACCCTAGCCACTGACAATACAATTAGGTGTGGTGGCCGGTGCTGCCACGGCATTCTGATACTTCAGAACGGCGGGGACTCACCGAAGTGAGTCTGGTTTCCGGCTTGCCCGTTTCTCACGGGACGCTTTGGCGCGCAGGTCAGCATCCTGCATTCACCACGAATTTACTCTATCACACTCTGGCATCCTTAAACGCCTGCGCGTCAAGGTTGCGCAATTGGTCAAGCGTCAGCCACTCGCCCCTGTCGTTGTAGAGCTCATCGGGAGACATGCCGCCATCACGAATCAGCCTGGCGCGCGTTTCTCCGACAATCTCAGCCTGTCGCGTGAACGACTGCCGGGAGAACCAGTCCTGGTAATTCGTATCAGCCGGAACCTGTCCATCCATGCTGGCGCGCGAGCTATCCTTGATTTCGCCGACTTTGATACCCAACTCCTCGGACGATTTCAGGATGTAAGTTTCAGTGCTCCGACAGCAAAAGTGGATTTTCCCGGGCCCCTGCAAATAAGGCACCTTGTGCCCTATAGGTTTGTTATCCAGCGTGTACTTGAGGCGGTCGCGGATCCGACAATCTTTTGATGTCCGGTTATCCAACGTGGATAACCACTGCTTACCCTTCAGAATGTCGTCGTTCGCCAACGCAAAGCTTTGTCTTGCTGTTGATGCAAGATGCCCTACTGCCGTTTTCGCTATGCTGGCCGCATTGGCCCGGCTCATCTGAAGCGCACCATCCTGGTAGCCGCGGTTAGCATGTCCACGGACCTTTTTTGCGATTTGCTCCTGCGTATCGCCCAGCAGGAATCCCTGCCGCACCGTATTGGATATCCGCGCCATACGATCAGCTTCGAGGTTGCTGGCCCATTCGCTTAGCAACCGCCCCTGAAATGGACGCGCCATCGCCGCGGCATAAACTGCATCCGGGGAGATGCCAACCAGTGGATGAAGAGCCAGAACATCGTCGGGAATGGCAAACTGGAAGAGGCTCATCTGAAAACTGGCCTCATGCTTCGCCAGCTCCCGCAGCTCGGTAGAGAGGGCTGCATACATGGACTGTATGGCATCCTTGTTTATGGCCCTGACACTGACCAGTAACGCTTCCAGACGCGAAACGGTAAAGCTCTCGGGATCCAGCGTATCGATAGCCACCAGCAGCCTGGCGGTAAGTTCGGCGTCGCTGTCATTCAGAACTTTTATCATCCTGTTGGCAACGCCGGTGCTGTAGCGACTAACCCATATAGCGTGGGCTATGGATTCATCCTGCAGTTTGTCATTCGCCGTTGCCATTATTGCCACCAATCAGGTTAGGCGCGCCGTTACGAATAGCGTCAATGACAGTTTCAGGGTCGTCAGCAGGATCTATCAAGTCAAGCCTCTGCAGAGCTCTGACCATATCCGTGTCGCGAATCGCACCGGACTGCCAGGCATTGACGATTGCCGTTACCATGCCGGATTCAGCGACTTTGGCGATAAACTCCTGATTGATGCTGTAACGGTATTCCTCGCCTTTTATGCCGAGATATCTGGCGCACCAGCCGAGCGCCAGCGTATAGGCCTCCGAGACATTGGAAACGCAAATGCCGAGCACCGATGTGGATGCGGTTTGCTCGCCGCTGGATTGCGTGGCGGTTTTAACCGCGCCGTTCTGCTCGATAAGCCGGGCGCCAAGCTGAACAGAATAATCACGCTTACTGTCCATCGCCTCTTTAGCCAGGGTGTTTGGTTGCGCCTGAGCATAGGTAAAACTCCCCTCCTTCGGCAGCAGGAATGGAGAACGAGAACCGACACGAATTCCCTTATCCTGCAGCCAGTCACGCCAGGCGGTATCAAGCCCGGAAATCACCGGCTGAACCTGACCGCAGAAAAATACGCTGTCTTCGTAATCCGCCGAATTTCGATAATGACCAAGGTTAATTTCAACGAGGGCGGCTAAAGGCGACTCGTCGATGCTGGGATCGTTATTTTGTGCGCCAACGAAGGTAAAGGGGATCTCATCCCAAAAATCCTCACCTTTAGGCTTCGGGTGATACTCAGAATCGACAGAAAAAGACCCTGCATCGGCCGACTTTCGCCACACCCTGCAGATAAACTTGCCGTCCTCCAGGGCAAGTTCGCGATACTGGATTTCATCCTCGTACGCAAAACCATCTTCCTTTTCCATGCATTCGCGTAAAACCACCAGCACCAGTTGATCACGTCCATTGATGCGTTTGGTGCGCCAGTTAATGATGCTTTCTGCCTGATAACGAAGGATGATCGCCTCGTCGGTCTCAGCTGCATAATCCGTATAAAGCCCCTCGCGCGCGGCCTCCAGAATATTTTCTGTAACCTGCTGGGACTGCTGATAAATGCTGGCACCAGCACCATCGGCGTTATCACGAAGATAATTCAGTTTATCCGGCGCGGTCATGGTCGGGTCTTTTCTGAATGCCAGCCCCAGTAAACCCACCTTTGTATTGCCCGTTATCGCGTAGAAAACGGCGCGCTGAATGTAATCAGCATTGCGCTTTTTATTGCGTGCAGACTTATCGGACGGATCCAGAAAAGGGAGGTATTCATTCCCGGCGGCCTTTACAGCATCAGCCCCTTTGCACACGTCACGAATTTTTTTCCACACGGGCATTGCCGCCCTGACCTCAGGGCGAACGTAAGTAATATCGTTATTGGCCATCAGAATGTCGTGTCCAGTGAAATAGAGAATGCAGGTCGAACGATTGGGAATTGCTTCACAATGAAGTAACCGGCAGCATCGTTGGGGTGATCGTTATCGCTCTTTTTATCCGGCTCGCCATTTTTATCCCACACCTGTTGTTCCAGGCAGTCGGCATAGACCGGGCAACGGGCCACATTCACCTTGTACCGGCGATCGCCATTACCATTGCAGAACATGGCGTTCATGGAGTTAATGCGGTCCTTTACCGGCGGGTTAGCATCATCAACGATGACGTTAAATCCGGCCTGCCGGAGCTGCTCAATATCTGTTTTGCTGGCGTTGTTTGACTTCCTGGAATCACCAGAGGCATCCGGGTAAATATAAATCTCGCGGACCTTGCGGTAGTCACCGTCGGCATACAGCCAGAAACGTTCCTTGATGATGCGTATCATGTCGGGCGTATCGTAAGCGTTGATAATCTCTGTTACCGCGTGTGGTAAGCCGAGCCGCAATACATGGACGATCCCGGCCATCTTCCCGACGTTGAAATCCATCCCGATATACAGCGCTTCACCTGGCTGCTCTTCCTCACTGGAATTATTCAGCACTCTGTCGAACTGATGATAAATGGTGCCGCTGGTCAGGTTAGTAAACTGGCCGTTCAGATATGCCTTGATCAATTCCGGCGGGTAACTCGCCAGAAGCGAAGGAATATAGTCATCCGGCAGGTTCTTTTCGTTGTCGAATGTCGAAGCCTGTACCAGACCATACATCGACCTTAGTTCAGGCTTTTCCCTCACAGCCTTAACAAACTGGTTATAGACGAACTTAAATCCTTCAGGTGTGGTAGTCATGTCAATGCCATTACGCAGACCATCAACTTTATAACGCATACGCGCGATTATTTTTCGCCACGCCTGACGCGCCTTATCCGCTTTCAGAACGTCGAGTTCATCCACCAGCGCATTGCCGATTTTAAAGCCTACTATCGTGTCGGGCTTTTCCATCGACCGACAAATTGTCGTGCCGCGGTACTGGCGCCCACTGTAGAAATGGACCTCTTTGTTGCTTTCAACGATTTTGACTTTCAGTCCCCAGTCGTGAGCAACTTCTTCCACCGTGGGGTAGAAGATATCGCGGATCTGAGGATAGGTCGGGGCAAAGTAGCCCTGGTTTATTTTGGGGAACTCCCAAAACCCTTTGCATATTCCACCGCAGCCAACCCATGTCTTACCGGATCCAAAACCAGCTACATAGGCTTTGAACTTCTGCTGCATAGCCAGAAAACGAGCCTGGGGAACGTTAAGCGTCGGAGCTATCGCCATCCTCTTCCCTCACTCGCGCATCGACTACGTTGATATTGATCGCAACTGGCGTTGGTTTGAAGTGGTC